CTTCTCTCGTTATTGCTTTAGCATGTCCTACTTTATCTGAAGTAACAAGATAATCACCCTCTTTTACTACTCCAACTATTAATACTGGTTCAGCACCTTGTACAATTGGAATATTTGTTCCTTCTTTCATAACACCCATTCTCATATGATCTTTTTCACTTATACATGGAACTAATTCTCCATCTTTCCAAACCATTACAGTACCAGTTGCATAATTAAAATTATCGTCTGCATTAGATCCTGCTAAGTTTTGTTCATGAATACCACACGTGAAGAATGCTTGAGCCCAAACTTCTCTCCAACATTGTCCTGGGCGACCTATGTCATAAATTAAATCTAAAGTTGGCATTAAATTACCACTCCAATTGAAATCTGGGGCTGTATAGTTAGCAACTGATAATCTATTTGCATTACCGGCGTTGTAACTAACAATTTCACCATTATTACTAGTGTTTGTCCAGGTTATAGCAACGTCATTAGCATTTACTGTAATACCCGTACCTGCCCCTACATTAACTGTTCTATTAGTACTTAACGTACCACCACCAGTTAAACCGTTACCTGCGGTAATTGACACGTAAGTACCGCTTGTACCCACATTACCTGATATACCACTAGTACCATCTATACCTGAAGTTCCTGATGTTCCTGAACCACCTGATATTCCACTAGCTCCACCAACACCTGAGGTACCATTTGAACCTGTACTACCTGATGTACCTGATACTCTAGATAATCCTGAAGTACCATTTACACCACTTGTACCCATTGTACCTGAACTTCCTGAAGTTCCGCTTGAAGCACTTAGTGCTGATTGACCATTATTTCCAGAGGTACCATTTGAACCTGAACTACCTGATGTACCTGATGGTCTACTTAATCCATTAGCTCCTGTGTTACCTGAAGTACCATTTGAACCTGTACTACCTGATGTACCTGATACTCTAGATAATCCTGAAGTACCATTATTACCTGAGGTACCATTTGTACCTGTTGATCCACTTGCACCTGATGTTCTACTTACTCCTGAAGTACCTGCTACACCACTTGTACCTATTGTACCTGATGATCCACTAGTTCCACTAGTTGCACTTAATGCACTTTGTCCATTGTTACCTGCAGTACCATTTGAACCTGTAGAACCACTAGTTCCACTAGTTCTTGAAGCACCTGATACACCATTATTACCTGAAGTACCAGATGAACCACTTGTTCCTGAAGTTCTAGATATTCCAGAGGCACCATTGTTACCATTTGTACCTGTTGAACCTGTAGAACCACTTGTTCCACTTGTTCTTGAAGCACCTGATGCACCATTATTACCTGATGTACCTGAACTACCTGTTGATCCACTTGTACCTGAAACATTACTTGTTCCGTTAGCACCTGCGTTCCCTGACGTACCATTTGAACCTGAACTACCTGATGTGCCTGATACTCTAGATAATCCATTACCACCATTTACACCGGAGGTACCATTTGAACCTGTACTACCTGATGTACCTGATACTCTAGATAATCCTGAAGTACCATTTACCCCACTTGTACCTAATGTACCTGAACTTCCTGAAGTACCTGAAGTAGCACTTAGTGCTGATTGACCTGCGTTTCCAGCGGTACCATTTGAACCACTTGAACCTGAAGTTCCACTGGTTCTTGAAGCACCTGATGCACCGTTATTACCTGATGTACCTGAACTACCTGTTGATCCACTAGTACCTGATACTCTAGATAATCCTGAAGTACCATTATTACCTGAGGTACCATTTGTACCTGTTGATCCACTTGTACCTGAAGTTCTACTTATTCCTGAAGTACCATTTACACCACTTGTACCTATTGTACCTGAACTTCCTGAAGTACCTGAAGTAGCACTTAGTGCTGATTGACCTGCGTTACCTGCAGTACCATTCGAACCTGTAGAACCACTTGTTCCACTAGTTCTTGAAGCACCTGAATTACCTGATGTACCATTTGAACCACTTGAACCACTTGTACCTGAAACATTACTTGTTCCGTTAGCACCTGCGTTTCCTGATGTACCATTTGAACCTGTTGATCCACTTGTACCTGAAACATTACTTGTTCCGTTAGCACCTGCATCTCCTGACGTACCATTTGAACCTGTACTACCTGATGTACCTGATACTCTAGATAATCCTGAAGTACCATTTACACCACTTGTACCCATTGTACCTGTTGAACCACTTGTTCCAGAGGTTGCACTTAAAGCACTTTGTCCAGCATTTCCAGCAGTACCATTTGAACCACTTGAACCACTTGTACCTGAAGTTTTACTTAGAGCACTTGCTCCTGCATCTCCTGCTGTACCTGAACTACCTGATGAACCTGATGTTCCGGAGGTAGCACTCAATGCACTAATTCCTGCAGTACCAGCATTACCTGAGGTACCATTTGAACCTGTAGAACCGCTTGTTCCACTTGTTCTTGAAGCTCCTGAAGTACCATTTACACCACTTGTACCTATTGTACCTGATGAACCTGAAGTACCTGAAGTAGCACTTAATGCACTTTGTCCAGCATTTCCAGCTGTACCATTTGAACCAGTTGAACCTGATGAACCACTTGTTCCACTAGTAGCACTTAAAGCACTTGCACCTGCATTTCCAGCAGTACCATTTGAACCACTTGAACCTGAAGTACCTGAAGTTTTACTTAGAGCACTTGCTCCTGCATCTCCTGATGTACCTGATGAACCTGTACTACCTGATGTTCCACTTGTTTTACTATTTCCACTTGTACCTGCTACTCCTGAGGTACCTATTGTACCTGAACTTCCTGAGGTTCCGCTTGTTGCACTTAATGCACTTTGTCCTGCATTACCTGCAGTACCATTCGAACCTGTAGAACCACTTGTTCCACTAGTTCTTGAAGCACCTGAATTACCTGATGTACCTGATGAACCAGTTGAACCTGAAGTACCTGAAACATTACTTGTTCCATTAGCACCTGCATCTCCTGACGTACCATTTGAACCTGTACTACCTGATGTACCTGAGACATTACTTGTTCCATTAGTACCTGCATCTCCTGATGTACCATTTGAACCTGTTGACCCACTTGTACCTGAAATATTACTTAATCCACTAGTTCCAGCAACTCCTGAAGTACCTATAGTACCTGAACTTCCTGAAGTTCCGCTTGTTGCACTTAATGCACTTTGTCCTGCGTTACCTGAAGTACCATTTGAACCTGTTGACCCACTTGAACCGCTTGTTCCACTAGTAGCACTTAATGCACTAGCACCCGCGTCTCCTGCTGTACCATTTGAACCGCTTGAACCGCTAGTTCCTGATGTATTACTTAAAGCTGAAGCACCTGCATCTCCTGAGGTACCTGATGAACCTGTACTACCTGATGTTCCACTTGTTTCACTATTTCCTGAAGTACCTGCAACACCACTTGTACCTATTGTACCTGAACTTCCTGAAGTTCCACTTGAAGCACTTAGTGCTGATTGACCCGCGTTTCCAGCAGTACCATTTGAACCACTTGAACCACTTGTACCTGAAGTTTTACTTAGAGCACTTGCTCCTGCATCTCCTGCGGTACCTGAACTACCTGATGAACCACTAGTTCCACTAGTAGCACTTAATGCACTTATTCCAGCATCCCCAGATGTACCATTCGAACCTGTAGAACCACTTGAACCACTAGTTCCTGATGAACCTGATGTTGCACTGTCTCCACTAGTTCCAGCAACTCCTGTTGTACCTACTGTACCTGAACTTCCTGATGTTCCGGAAGTAGCACTTAATGCGCTTTGTCCTGCATTACCTGCGGTACCATTTGAACCTGTAGAACCTGAACTACCTGATGTTCCTGAAGTTGCACTTAATGCACTAGCCCCCGCATCTCCTGTAGTACCATTTGAACCACTTGAACCACTTGTTCCTGAAGTTTTACTTAGAGCACTTGCTCCTGCATCTCCTGCTGTACCTGAACTACCTGTTGAACCTGAAGTTCCGCTTGTTTTACTATTACCACTTGTACCTGCAACTCCAGAAGTACCAATTGTACCCGATGAACCACTTGTTCCTGAAGTTGCACTTAATGCACTTTGTCCAGCGTTACCTGATGTACCATTTGAACCACTTGAACCACTTGTTCCACTAGTAGCACTTAAAGCACTTGCACCTGCGTCTCCTGCAGTACCACTAGAACCTGTTGAACCTGATGTTCCACTAGTAGCACTTAGAGCTGAAGCACCTGCTTCACCTGCTGTACCATTCGAACCTGTAGAACCACTTGAACCACTAGTTCCTGATGAACCTGATGTTGCACTATCTCCTGAAGTACCTGCAACTCCACTTGTACCAATTGTACCTGAAGAACCGCTAGTTCCACTTGTAGCACTTAGTGCACTTTGTCCTGCATTTCCTGATGTACCATTTGAACCAGATGAACCAGATGATCCAGATGAACCACTTGTTCCCGATGTAGCACTTAAAGCTGAAGCACCTGCGTCTCCTGCTGTACCATTAGAACCACTAGAACCTGAAGTTCCACTTGTATTACTTAATGCACTTTCTCCAGCATCTCCTGCTGTACCTGATGAACCTGTAGAACCTGATGTTCCACTTGTTTCACTATTACCACTTGTACCTGCAACTCCTGTAGTACCTATTGTACCTGAACTTCCTGAAGTACCTGAAGTAGCACTTAGTGCTGATTGACCTGCATTTCCAGCGGTACCATTTGAACCACTTGAACCTGAAGTACCTGAGGTAGCACTTAAGGCCGAAGCTCCAGCATCTCCAGCAGTACCTGATGAACCAGTAGAACCTGAAGTTCCACTAGTAGCACTTAGAGCACTTGCACCTGCATCTCCGGCAGTACCTGATGAACCTGTACTACCTGATGAACCTGAAGTTCCTGATGAACCTGCTGTTGCACTATCTCCGCTTGTTCCCGCTACACCTGATGTACCTACTGTACCTGAAGAACCACTAGTACCTGATGTAGCACTTAAACCACTTTGTCCTGAGTTTCCTGATGTACCGTTTGAACCAGTTGAACCTGAACTACCAGATGTACCTGAAGTAGCACTTAAGGCTGAAGCTCCTGCGTTTCCAGCAGTACCATTTGAACCTGAACTTCCTGAAGTACCTGAAGTAGCACTTAGTGCTGAAGCTCCTGCATCTCCTGAAGTACCACTTGAACCTGTTGAACCTGATGTTCCACTTGTTTCGCTATTTCCTGACGTACCTGCAACTCCACTTGTACCTATTGTACCTGAGCTTCCTGAAGTACCTGAAGTTGAACTTAATGCACTTTGTCCTGCATTTCCAGCAGTACCATTTGAGCCACTTGAACCACTAGTTCCTGATGTAGCACTTAATGCGCTAGCACCTGCATTTCCTGCTGTACCTGATGAACCTGTAGAACCACTTGTTCCACTGGTGGCACTTAGAGCACTTACTCCTGCTTCACCTGCTGTACCTGATGAACCTGTACTACCTGATGAACCTGAAGTTCCTGAAGTACCTGCAGATGCACTAGCACCTGAAGTACCTGCAACTCCACTTGTACCTACTGTACCTGAAGAACCACTAGTACCTGATGTAGCACTTAAACCACTTTGTCCTGCGTTTCCTGATGTACCATTTGAACCTGTAGAACCTGATGAACCTGAAGTACCTGCTGATCCTGATGTTGCACTAGCACCTGAAGCACCTATACTACCGTTTGAACCTGTACTACCTGATGTACCTGAAGTACCTGATGTATTACTAATACCTGATTCACCTGCGTTACCAGACGTTCCTGTTGAACCTGTAGAACCTGATGTTCCTGAAGTTGAACTATTTCCTGATGTACCAGCAACTCCACTTGTACCAATTGTACCTGAAGAACCTGAAGTACCACTTGTAGCACTTAGTGCACTTTGTCCTGCATTTCCAGCAGTACCGTTTGAACCTGAACTACCAGATGTACCTGATGTTGCACTTAAAGCACTTGCACCAGCATCTCCAGCAGTACCTGAACTACCAGATGAACCACTTGTTCCTGAAGTAGCACTTAAAGCACTAGCACCTGCTTCACCTGCTGTACCATTTGAACCTGTAGAACCTGATGATCCTGAAGTACCTGCTGATCCTGATGTTGCACTATCTCCTGAAGTACCTGCTACACCACTAGTACCTAATGTACCTGAACTTCCTGAAGTTCCGCTTGTTGCACTTAATGCACTTTGTCCTGCATTTCCTGCAGTACCATTTGAACCGCTTGAACCGCTAGTTCCTGATGTATTACTTAAAGCTGAAGCACCTGCATCTCCTGCTGTACCTGATGATCCTGTTGAACCTGAGGTTCCGCTAGTAGCACTTAAAGCACTAGCACCTGCTTCACCTGAAGTACCTGAACTACCTGTTGAACCTGATGAACCACTAGTTCCTGATGAACCTGCGGTTGCACTATCTCCACTAGTTCCAGCTACACCACTTGTACCAATTGTACCTGATGAACCTGAAGTTCCTGAAGTAGAACTTAATGCACTTTGTCCTGCATTTCCTGATGTACCGTTTGATCCTGAAGAACCTGAAGAACCTGAAGTCCCGCTAGTAGCACTTAATGCACTTTCTCCAGCATCACCTGCTGTACCTGATGAACCACTAGAACCACTTGTTCCACTTGTCTCACTTAAGGCTGAAGCACCTGCTTCACCTGCTGTACCTGATGAACCTGAAGAACCTGAAGAACCTGAAGTTCCGCTTGTTTCACTATTTCCTGAAGTACCTGCTACTCCTGTAGTACCAATTGTACCACTAGAACCTGAAGTACCTGATGTTGCACTTAGTGCTGATTGACCAGCATTACCTGCTGTACCATTTGAACCACTAGATCCAGATGTGCCTGATGTAGCACTTAAAGCTGAAGCACCTGCGTCTCCTGCAGTACCTGAACTACCTGTTGAACCGCTTGTTCCACTTGTTTCACTATTACCTGAAGTTCCAGCTACACCTGATGTACCATTTGTACCCGTACTACCTGATGAACCTGAAGTACCTGATGATCCTGATGTTGCACTGTCTCCACTAGTTCCAGCAACTCCTGAAGTACCTACTGTACCTGAAGAACCACTAGTTCCACTCGTAGCACTTAGTGCACTTTGACCAGCATTACCTGCTGTACCATTTGAACCTGAAGAACCTGAAGTTCCACTAGTTGCACTTAGAGCTGAAGCACCTGCTTCACCTGCTGTACCACTTGAACCACTAGAACCACTTGTACCACTTGTCTCACTTAAGGCAGAAGCACCAGCTTCACCTGCTGTACCTGAACTACCTGTTGAACCGCTTGTTCCACTTGAACCACTTGTTTCACTATTTCCTGATGTACCTGCAACTCCTGAAGTACCTATTGTACCCGAAGAACCTGAAGTTCCTGAAGTAGAGCTTAAACCACTTTCTCCAGCATTACCATTCGTTCCTGTTGAACCTGAAGAACCACTAGTTCCACTTGTTTCACTATTTCCTGATTGACCAGCACTACCTGAAGAACCTGTAGAACCTGAAGTTCCTGATTCACCACTAGTTGCTGCTATTCCATCTTCACCACTTGTACCTGATGAGCCTGTTGTTCCACTGGTAGCACTTATACCACTTGTTCCCGCAATTCCATCAGCACCTGCTGAACCTGAGCTACCTGTTGTACCTGAAGTAGCACTATCACCACTTGTGCCTGCTATTCCTGAAGTACCTATTGTACCTGAAGAACCTGAACTACCTGAAGTTGCACTTAATCCTGATTGACCAGCGTTACCTGCGGTACCATTTGAACCTGATGAACCTGAACTACCTGAAGTTCCACTAGTAGCACTATCTGCTGAAGCACCTGCGTCTCCTGATGTACCTGTTGAACCACTAGAACCTGAAGTTCCACTTGTAGCACTTAGTGCACTTTCTCCAGCATCACCTGCTGTACCTGATGAACCTGAACTACCTGAAGTTCCTGATGAACCACTTGTAGCACTATCTCCGCTTGTACCTGCTACTCCGCTTGTACCAATTGTACCTGAAGAACCACTCGTTCCACTAGTAGCACTTAATGCTGATTGGCCTGCATTACCTGTAGTACCATTTGAACCAGATGAACCTGAAGTTCCTGATGTATTACTTAAAGCTGAAGCACCTGCATCTCCTGCTGTACCTGATGAACCTGAAGAACCACTCGTTCCACTAGTAGCACTTAATGCTGAAGCGCCTGCGTCTCCTGCTGTACCTGAACTACCAGTTGATCCACTTGAACCACTTGTTCCACTTGTTTCGCTATCTCCTGAAGTACCTGCAACTCCTGTTGTACCTACGGTACCTGAGGAACCTGATGTTCCTGATGTTGCACTTAATCCTGATTGACCTGCATTACCCGCAGTACCATTTGAACCAGTACTACCTGAACTACCTGAAGTTCCACTAGTAGCACTATCTGCTGAAGCACCTGCGTCTCCTGCTGTACCTGAAGAACCTGAAGAGCCTGAAGTTCCTGAAGTTGCACTTAAAGCGCTTTCTCCAGCATCACCTGCTGTACCTGTTGAACCACTAGAACCTGAGGTTCCTGATGAACCTGATGTTGAGCTATCTCCTGAGGTACCTGCAACTCCTGAAGTACCTATTGTACCACTTGAACCACTTGTACCTGATGTATTACTTAATCCACTTTCACCTGCATTACCTGCTGTTCCTGTTGAACCACTAGAACCTGAAGTACCACTTGTTGAACTATCTCCAGACTCACCGGCTGTACCTGAACTACCTGTTGAACCTGAAGTGCCTGATTCGCCACTAGTTGCTGCAACTCCATTTTCTCCTGAAGTTCCGGATGAACCTGTTGTACCTGATGTTGCACTAACTCCTGAGGTACCTGCAACTCCTTCTTCACCACTTGTACCTGATGAGCCTGTTGTTCCACTAGTTGCACTATCACCACTTGTACCTGCTACTCCTGTTGTACCTATTGTACCTGAACTTCCTGAAGTTCCGGAAGTAGCACTTAATGCACTTTGTCCAGCGTTACCTGCAGTACCATTTGAACCGCTTGAACCGCTTGTACCACTTGTATTACTTTCTGCTGAAGCACCTGCATCTCCTGCTGTACCACTAGAACCTGTAGAACCACTAGTTCCACTAGTAGCACTTAAAGCTGAAGCACCTGCGTCTCCTGCGGTACCACTAGAACCTGTAGAACCACTAGTTCCTGATGAACCACTTGTAGCACTATCTCCACTAGTTCCTGCAACTCCTGTTGTACCTACGGTACCTGAGGAACCTGATGTTCCTGATGTTGCACTTAATGCACTTTGTCCAGCGTTACCTGAAGTGCCAGTTGAGCCACTAGTACCACTAGTTCCACTTGAAGCACTATCTCCTGAATTACCAGCGGTACCGGCACTACCTGTTGTACCTGAAGTACCTGATTCGCCACTAGTTGCTGCTATTCCAGTTTCACCTGAAGTACCTGAAGAACCTGTTGTTCCTGAAGTACTTGATTCACCACTTGTTCCTGCAACTCCATCTGCTCCGTTTGAACCTGATGAACCTGTTGTTCCACTTGTAGCACTTTCACCACTTGTACCTGCTACTCCTGAAGTACCTATTGTACCTGAGCTACCTGAAGTACCTGATGTACCTGAATTTCCTGATTGTCCTGCGTTTCCAATAGTACCTGTTGAACCACTTGAACCTGAGGTTCCTGATGTAGCACTATCTCCACTTTCACCAGCAACTCCATTATTTCCTGATGTACCTGCACTACCTGTTGTGCCTGAAGTACCGGATTCACCTGAAGTGCCTGCAACTCCATCAGCACCTGCTGAACCTGAGCTACCTGTTGTTCCTGAAGTACTTGATTCACCTGAAATACCTGCAATTCCATCGGCTCCATTTGAACCTGATGAACCTGTTGTTCCGCTTGTAGCACTTTCACCGCTTGTACCTGCAACTCCACTTGTACCTATTGTACCTGAAGAACCGCTAGTTCCACTTGTAGCGTTTTCACCACTTTGTCCTGCATTTCCAGTAGTACCTGTTGAACCTGAAGTACCACTTGTACCACTTGTATTACTTTCTGCTGAAGCACCTGCATCTCCTGCTGTACCACTTGAACCTGTTGAACCTGATGTACCTGATTCGCCACTAGTTGCTGCAACTCCATTTTCACCGCTTGTACCTGATGAACCTGTAGTACCTGATGTTGCACTAACTCCTGATGAGCCTGCAACTCCATCAGCACCTGCTGAACCTGAACTACCTGTTGTACCTGAAGTGGCACTATCACCACTTGTACCAGCAACCCCAGTTGTACCTATTGTACCTGAAGAACCACTTGTACCTGAAGTACCTGTATTTCCTGATTGTCCATCTGCACCTGAAGTACCTGTTGAACCATTCTCACCTGAAGTACCTGAAGTACCATCAGCTCCTGATTCACCTGCATCTCCCGATGTACCTGATGAACCATCTATACCACTTGTACCTGAAGTACCATCAACTCCACTTGTACCTACTGTACCTGAGTCTCCTGAAGTACCTGATGTACCTGAATCTCCTGATTGTCCTGCATTACCTGTTGTTCCTGATGAACCTGAAGAACCACTTGTTCCGCTTGAAGCACTATCTCCTGAAGTACCTGTTTCACCTGATGTACCAGCACTACCTGTAGTACCTGATGTACCACTAAATCCACTAATACCATCATCACCAGCTTCACCTGTTGTACCACTAGAACCAGTTGTACCTGAAGTACCTGATTCACCTGAAGTTCCTGATGTACCATCATCTCCTGAAGTGCCTGAGGCACCTGTTGTGCCTGAAGTACCATCTACTCCTGAAGTACCAATTGTACCTGAGTCTCCACTTGTACCTGAAGTACCTGAATCTCCTGATTGTCCATTATTACCTGAAGTACCTGATGAACCATCTTCACCTGAAGTGCCAGCTGCACCTGAAGTTCCTGATGTGCCATCATCTCCTGAAGTGCCGGCGGCACCTGTTGTACCTGAGGTACCATCAACTCCACTTGTACCTACTGTACCTGAGTCTCCACTTGTACCTGAAGTACCTGAATCTCCTGATTGTCCATTGTTACCTGAAGTACCTGTTGAACCATCTTCACCGCTTGTACCTGAAGTTCCTGTAGCACCTGATTGTCCTGCATCTCCTGAAGTACCAGATGAACCATCTATACCGCTTGTACCCGCAGTTCCATCAACACCTGATGTACCTACTGTACCTGAGTCTCCTGAAGTACCTGATGTACCTGAATCTCCTGATTGTCCATTGTTACCTGAAGTACCTGTTGAACCATCTTCACCTGAAGTGCCAGCTGCACCTGAAGTGCCTGATGAACCATCTTCACCTGAAGTACCTGCTATACCTGTTGTACCTGAAGTACCATCAACACCTGATGTACCTACTGTACCTGAGTCTCCACTTGTACCTGAAGTACCTGAATCTCCTGATTGTCCATCTGCACCTGAAGTACCTGTTGAACCATTTTCACCACTTGTACCTGAAGTACCATCAGCACCTGATTCACCCGCAGCACCTGTTGTACCTGAGGAACCATCTATACCACTTGTACCTGAAGTACCATCAGCACCTGATGTACCTATTGTACCTGAGTCTCCTGAAGTACCTGAAGTACCTGCAACTCCGCTTTGCCCATCAGCACCATTTGTTCCTGATGTACCTGATTGTCCGGTTGTACCTGAAGAACCAGCTTGTCCTGATGTACCTGATGTAGCCGCTACATATCCTAGTGTTCCTGTAACAGGATCGTATGTTACTACATTTACTATATCTTGTACAGGTAAAGTATCTACATTAAAACTACCTGTTACTTCTAAACTGCCTGAAATTATTGCTGAACCAGTATATGGGAAAGGATCACCACCTCCACCAGTTATATTTACTAAAACTCCGTCTGATCCTGATGTTGTTACTTCAACACCGGAACCTGTGAAATTAATATCAGCATTATTTTTAGACACTAACGAACCGGTGTAATATATATCCGTTTGTGTTAAATCATCTAGGAAATTTTGAACTTCAATTTGATAAGCAGCAAATTCTTGACCTGTATTTAAATCTGTAAATCCACTAAAATTGGATTTAAACATTGGTGCTAAACTTTCATTATCTGAAAGAGCAACAACAGCTATTGTTTGATTTGTACCTGGGAATAAGGTATCTCCTGAATCTGCTTCTGTGCCTTTTTCATCCCAAGTTATGTAAATAGAACCTTCAACCCCATTTGATGACCTATAATATACTTCTTCTATTGAATATTTATGAAATCTACCATTAATAGTAATGTCTGAAGAATTTGCGGCTTGTCCTAAAATAGCATACTCTGGGGATAGTGCCGAGTTATAATCTGAATCTTCACTACCTGTAATATCATTAAAATTGACTAATCCTTGAGGATCAAATATAGATGAAGATGGTATATAATAATCTCCAACTGCTGGTGATATACGAGCTAATCCTTGAGTTTCATTAGTTGCTGGAAGGGAAGCTACTGTAATAGTATTTAATACTGTATCTACAGCTGTAATTGTTACTCCTGTAGGGAATGCTGATGATTCTACTAGCATTTGTCCTACACGTACGAAGTCTAATCCTAGATATACTCCCCCTACATCAGTTACATTTGTTAGGGTTGTTGATGCTGTTGTTGCATCAAATCTTACCCTAATATATGAATTACTTCCATTACCTATTGGTGAAGCGTTTGATAGCTTCCCATAAAAAAGTTGTCTTGCCATTTTATACTAGTATGTTATGATCAATTTGAATATTCTAATATAAATATGATAAAAAAAAGCCCCAAATTGGGGCTTTTAAAAATAATTTTATTTTTTTTTCTTTTAGAAATGTAATGTATACAATAATGAACCAAATAAATCTAAACCTCCAGCTAATGTATATACATTATGATTACCACTCATACTAAAACTAACACCACCTGCATTTATTGCAGATGATTGAGAACCACCAACATTATAGAAGAAAGCTTGAGGTGGGTTTCTATTATCTAAAGCACTATTTTTACCAGCACCATTTTCTAAAGCATTAGAAGGTAAGGTAACTGTTATTGTACCTGTATCTGATGAATTAATAAACACTTGAATAGATAATAATTGACAATTTCCTGCACTTGGTGCTTCAATAGTTAAAGCTGTTTCACTAACTGCTGTTACATCAAATGCTGGTATATAAACACCTGCTGTTCCACTTGTATCTCCTGAATTTACAGCATTTGTAATATCAAATGAGTTTGTAGATACATTACTAATAGTACTATATACATAATCAGTATCACCCATGTTTCTTACAACTACATAATCGCCTGTTGTTAAACCATGAGCTGTTGAAGTAATTGAAATTGTTGTTGATGAACGAGACCAACTTAATCCACTAATAGTATTACCAGCAGACATTAATTGTGCTTTATCTGAACCACTTGTTACTTCGTATCTAACTACATTAGTATATGGAGTACCACCTCCACCAGCAGCTGAAGTACCTGAAGTACCTGCCGCTCCACTTGTTCCTGAACTACCTGGGTTACCTTGAGCACCTGTTTCTCCGCTTGTTCCTGATGAACCTGAATCACCTGATGTACCTGAAGTACCTATAGCGCCATTGGCTCCACTTGTTCCTGAAGTACCTATTGCTCCATTAGCTCCTGAAGTACCTGATGAACCTGGGTTACCTTGAGCACCTACTTCTCCTGAAGTACCTGAAGTACCTATTGCACCTGCGGCTCCACTTGTTCCCGAAGTACCTGGATTACCTTGAATACCAGCAGCACCTGAAGTACCGCTTGAACCTGGATTACCTTGAGCACCTACTTCTCCTGAAGTACCTGAAGTACCTACAGCACCATTAGCACCTGAAGTACCACTTGAACCTGGATTACCTTGAGCACCTACTTCTCCACTTGTTCCTGAAGTACCTACTGCACCGGCAGCTCCACTTGTTCCTGAGGTACCTGGATTACCTTGAGCACCTACTTCTCCACTTGTTCCTGAAGTACCTACTGCACCGGCCGCTCCACTTGTTCCTGAAGTACCTGGATTACCTTGAATACCAGCAGCACCTGAAGTACCGCTTGAACCTGGATTACCTTGAGCACCTGTTTCTCCGCTTGTTCCTGATGAACCTGAATTACCTGATGTACCGCTTGAACCTGGATTACCTTGAGCACCTGTTTCTCCTGAAGTACCTGAAGTACCTATTGCTCCATTTGCTCCACTTGTTCCTGAAGTACCTGGGTTACCTGCAGCACCTGTTTCTCCACTTGTTCCTGATGAACCTGAATCACCTGATGTACCTGAAGTACCTATTGCTCCATCAGCACCTGAAGTACCGCTTGAACCTGGATTACCTTGAGCACCTGTTTCTCCTGAAGTACCTGAAGTACCTACAGCACCTGCCGCTCCATCGGCACCTGAAGTACCTGAAGTACCTACTGCACCTGCAGCTCCATCGGCACCTGAAGTACCTGAAGTACCTACTGCACCTGCAGCTCCACTTGTTCCTGAGGTACCTGTAGCTCCTGATTCACCAGACGTACCTGATGAACTTGCACCACCTGAAATTGTTATACTAGCTACACCTGCTGCTATATCAACACTATCGACTGCTGTACCAGCAAAGTTAAGTGTTGATGCTGTACCTACTGCTGAACCAGTATATTGTATTGGGATTAAACCACTACCACCTCCTCCGGAACCGGAGACTGCGGGATATACATTACCCTGATAGTCTTTAATATATAAACGACCTAGGTCAGTTGGTTCGGAAAAAAGTGCTACAGATCCAGATGCTGGATTTGTTATACTTCCGGATGGGGTTGATTGTTGATTTATTTGAGCCACGTGTTATACTATTTTAGTTATAAATATTATATACTTTTATTAGAAATTACTTTCTTCTGCATTTATTAATACTCCATTGTTTTCAATAGTACCTTCGTTTGTTAATATTGTTGCTATTTGAAGGAGACCATCTGAGTAAAATGTTTGATTACCCACTATTACTGCCGATCCTGATTCTATTATTACTAAACCGAAATTAAAAAAATCAAACCCATAAAGTTGATCATTTTCCTTTACAATTAAAGTCTGGCCTGCATATAAAAAACGAGGAACCCTGCCTGAAATAGCAGCGGTTTGTGCAAATGCAGTTACTGGGACTTGATCTAAGAATCTAACGTTAGCCATGTTATAGTGTTTATCCTATATAAATATGATAATATTTTATTTAATTAATCTCTTACACAGAGAAATTTTGAATTAGACCCTGCGGATCCAGATAACCATAATTCCCCTGGTGTAGTTGGTTCGGAGGTAGGAAGATTACTCATAATTACTTTACCTCTTATATAATTAGTACTAGTATTATTATAATTTAGATGAGTTATAGTACCATCTTCATTAATTAATCTAAATTCACCATCAATACTAACTGCAGCCGTTGTATCTGCAGATGATTGAGTAACGGAAAGTGTTACTAATTTTTCCGCTGCACCTGATGGGATGTTATTATAACCTACAAATACATTTTCTTTAAATAAATTTATATCGGAAAAACCATTAATCGATCCCGAAAGAAATGGTAAACTGTCTGTTAGATTAATCATGTTATTTCTAACGTCACCTGCACCAATAGCACCTGTATTATTATCTGCTAAATCAGTATTGATGTTTGATTGTAATGTTGTTTTGTTTTGTTGTGCCATTATTATATATTATTAATTATGAAAATCCTTTATCAAATGCGTCTGAAAATTCGTTATTTCCTGAAGGTAGAGGGGTAACATAAGAACTAATTACTTTTTTAGTTGTTTCTACTCTATCACCATTTACAATACCATCATAAAATTCAGGACCCATTTCTGTTTCTAATGAGAAAATAAGTTTTGTTTTTTCAGTGTATTTTTTTATACCATTTAAATCACGTTGAATTACCTCTGGGATTATATATCCATTAAGAGTTATATCAAATGTGCTACGAACTATGCGTTCATCATTTTTAACTAATTCTGTTTGAAAAGCAAATGAATCAATCATTGCTTTAAATTGATACCTTTCAGGATTACCCCAATAAGCATCCGAAGCATATTGTATTGCTTCTACTAAACCATTTAGTTGTTCTACATAATAAGTAAAAAGAGTACATGAATATGTTACTGTAACATAATCAGGGACAGCAGATGCATAAAATTGTTTTTGTGGTATTCTGTTGTTTAATACAGCAAATTGATCATATGCATTTCTTTTATCATATTTTTTAGTAGATACAGTAAATAAATTTGGTTGATTTGCATCCAATTTATTGGCAATACTTCTATTTTTAGTAATAGTATTGCGCTTAAACATAATTAAAGGGGCCATTATTTTACCCTTTAAATCTCTGTAATAACCATCCTTTTGCATTGATTTCCATTTTTCAGGAGAACCATATATGATAGGAACGGGTAAGCGTTCGCCATTTTGTATTACTGTAGGTTTGATTACATTTTCAAAATAATAAAATATAGATTCGTCTATATCTTGAATACCAACAGAAAATGGCTTTACATTATCTCCAGACCATGATGTTTTAGTACCTCTATTAAAGGTATCATCAGCTGAATTAGGATTACCTGCTGCCCTATCATAAGCAACGTGTTGGTCTTCACTAATTTGTCTTTGTGTTTTTGGTACTGGTTTTCTTTCTGCCATTATAATCTTGCTAATTTAATATTAACTCTATCTGCTGGTACGTAATGTGTTTCACATATTACCGATATAGATGAACCGAAATTTCCTAAATTAAATTCTCCTGGGGCTGATAATGGATTATTTCCATCATCATCATTAAATGGATAATCTGGGTTTAAGCCTCTAAAGAGTTGATTTGAATTAGTATTATCTACTTCATAATATCCATTTTGATACATAATAATATCACCCACTTCAGGTACTAAATTAGCTCCATACACATTTGAAAATTCAAAATCATAATTAAAATCATAATCCATTTTATTTAACAAATCATCTCTTAAAAATTTAAAAGTAACAGACCATGAAAAATCAACACCCATATCACTTTCAGGAAATTCTTGTTCACTACGTTCAATTAAACAGGATAATATTACCGGGTCAGCAAAGTATCTACCTTCAGCAGCTTCTCCGTACATATTTACTTTTGTTTCTTTAACCATATATTTGTAATATACACATTCCTCAGAAATGATATTACTAATCAATTCGCGGTTAATGTTTCTAAAGAAACTAATATCTCTTGCTTCGCCGTATAATGCCATATTAACCTATAAAAATTGTCATTGGTACATTATTTATTTCAGCAACACGTGCTACTGATTCTGCTTGTCTTCTTTCAAGTAATGCTTGACGTGAAGTTTCATTAAAGTATGTTCTTAATCTTTCAATTAAAGCATTTTTTTCTGCTGTTGCTGCTGATAATAGATCACTTTGATTTAATGTTACTTCAGCTCCTGGGATGGGAACAGTAGCATATTTACCTCTAACATATCCTAATGTTTCTTTTACAATAGCTAATGTATATTCAAATATCCAACTTCTACCAACTGAATTTATTTGTGCATATATTGGGTTATTATAAGGAGCGTTTGATTCATTTGTTATTTTACTAGGAGCATCAGTTACGGCTGCGTTTGTTCTAGCATCTAATTCTATATAATTAAACCATAACTTAGCAGGGTTACCTATATAACGATCTGTAATATCATCTTTTACTAAAGTAATAATTACTGAAGTTGAAGTATTACCTAAAGCTCCTCCTGGTATTGTAAGTATGTCTCCTGTGTTGTATCCACTACCAGCTGTTGTTGCTGTTATATTTGTAATAACATTACTAGCAACTGTTACTATTAATGTAGCGTTTGTTCCCCCACCATTTGTAGTTGGGATAACAATATAAGTTCCATCGGTTGAATTTGTCGTTGGGGTTGTTATTGATGGTAATAATGCATTATCAGTTGTTACTAAAGCACCTGATGATTGGTATTGGAATGATGGGATAGGAAATACTCTTAATTTATTATTGATTAATTGAAACGTATAATTAGATAATCTAACTTGATTTGACATTTCAATCGCTTGGATAGTTTGCATATCAAAGCTCAAGGGCATCATTAAAAAGTTAATTCCAGGACCATATCCTAACCCTCCAAACCCAAATGCTGTAGCACCACCAAAACCACTTCCTAAACCAGCGTATGGAGAATACATTTCGCTTACGGCTGGGGTATCTTGGTAAAAGACTTGTTTTACTTCTATCCCACCAGTTATATTTTGATTTTCAGCCCATTGGGCTAAATCGTAATCTTGTATACCTGCTTCTAAATCTATTGAACCACTTTTCCAATCTACATTTCCACCAGTACCTGCTTCCTCACCATATTGTAGAGATAATCTAACTATATTATCAAATGATGGTGTTACTATAGAATGGTTTATATCAGGGCCTGTTGAGTTATAAGGATTATCACCTCCTTCAATAGATAACATATTATCTCTTACTTTGAAGGCATATAATTCATTACCATATACAGTAACTGCTTCCTCAAAAGCTGCCCAAAATTGAATATCTTGTAATTCAACATTTTCAATAGGATAACCTAATCTACGAGCACAAAAATCAGTAACACGATTGGCATCACCTTTAAAGTCTGTATCTCCATCATAGAATCCAAAAGGGGTTGGTGAACTTCCTGTTGGGGGACTATTATAATAAGATGCGGATGCTACTGTAAAATCAACAGATCCACTATATATTGGAATATTAGCCATATTTTTTAGTTATAAATATTGAAAAAAAGCAAATAAATTACTATTTTTGTTTTCTTCCACTAGTACCAGATGAACCCATAATACCTCGTTCAGTAGCTTCTTCATATATTTCAATCAATTCTTCTACAATAGAATCTCTGTGGTTTTGTTTTAGTGTTATAGAAACCATATTTTTTACTTTTCTAGCGGCAGCATATAAAAATCTAAATCCAGATTCACGTTTTGATTTTAAATCAACTTGATGATCATCACCACAAATTACCATTTTACTACGTAAACCAATACGTGTAGTAATCATTTCCATTTGTTCATGTGTTACATTTTGGGCTTCGTCTACAATAACCATACTATCAACAAATGTTCTGCCTCGCATAAAAGATACGGGTACAATTTCTATTTTACCTTCTTCAATAAATTTTTCTACTTTTACTTTATCGTATAAAAGAAACATATTTTGATAAATAGGTTGAACCCATGGGTCCATTTTTTCACGTAAATCCCCTGGTAGGAAACCAATATCTTCTTTAGATACTGTTGGACGTGTTATAATAACTTTTTCATATTGTTTTCTAAATAAACCATCTAAGGCAACTTGACATGCTAATAATGTTTTACCTGAACCTGCTGATCCAGCTAAAACTGTTAATGTATTATTTAATATTTGTTCTTTTGCTAATTTTTGTTCTTCGTTTAATTGGAGTTTAAATTTAATAGGATTTTTCAATACTTTTTTTTCTCTAAATACTTCATCAGTGTGTGATTTTGAAGGCATAATTTATTTTAATTTAATGAAACTTATATAATTACTTATTTGATTATACATATTAAACTAATACAATATATAATAAAAAAGAGCCCTGCTTTCGCAGGGCTCCTTAAATAAAGAATATTAATCCTTAAATCTAATTCTAGATAGTATCTAAACCAGCTACATAGATTTTACCGTAGTATTCAGGACGTAACATTTTCTTAGCGTAACGAGTCATTAAACCTTTACGTGGTGTGAAGGTTTCTGGATCGTACACTAGAGGAGTCATAATTAATGGAATGTATGGAGCAAATACAGCACCAGTTTCCAAGAATTGAGAACCTCTGTAACCCATCAACATTAAGTTGTTTGTGAAATATGGGTTTTTGTAAACTTTGTAACGGTTATTGATTGTACCAATTTTCTGTACACCAAATGCGTACTCACCTTGAGCAGCATCACCATTAGCATTTGAAGCAAATCCTGGGATTGATTCCAAGATAGTAGCTACTGTTGGAGAAGTAACAATAAAGTTAGCACCACCTCTAAGAGTTAATTGGTGAATTTTATTGCTCAATTTCTGCATTTTAGTACCTAAAGTTTGGAACCACTCACCTTGAGAGTTGTAGAAACCAGTTTGTGAAGTACTTGATGGGAAATCGAAACCTGTACCATTCCATACACCGTTGTTTTTAGCTGTCCAGTACTCAGTACCTGCAGCAGCATCTGAAATTAACATATCTAAGATTTCTAAATCAATTTCCATTGAAATGTACTCACTCATGATGTTTGTTAATTCAGCTTCAGCATCGATGTTTTGGTATGCAGCTAAATCTTGTGCAAATTCTGGCGTCCATACTGCTTTCAATTTCTTGGTTTTAGCAGTAATAGCTTGTGATTGCATTTTAACATTGATTTCTGGGATAACAATTTGAGTTTGGCTCAAAGAGTTAGGTGCAGAAGGGAATTGGTTAGGAGCTTCTTCGAAATCACCTCTACGGTCATCAGCAGTTGTTTGATTGTAGTAAACTGAAGCTGGGTTGAATGTAGGTTGTGTAGATGATGTGATAAAGAATTCTAAATCAGTACCATTAGCAGCAACACTAGCTAGATCTTGAAGGTTTTCTGCTAAAGTAACATCTGAAGAAGATATTACAAATGCAGCAACACCATTCAAATCAGAATTTGCTGGGGCAGCAACAGTTACTTTCCAAATTTCACCTGCGTCGAATGAAGCAGAGTATGCATCATTTACATCGATATCTTTGTAATCAGTAGAAGCAGCAACAACTACAGAAGCTGTAGCTACAGAAGCTGTAAATTGGTTAGTTGAGTAAGCGAAACGACCAGCTCCGTATAAACCACCTTCAGCAGCCGGAGTTGCGAATGGGAATCTACCCGATGCGTTACGATCACCATATAAAGAATCACCTACAGCAAAAGGAGTTTTAGCATTTCCATATTGGAAATCCAAGAAGAACACTAGGCCAGATGGCATGTTCATTGGTTGAACAGAAACGAATTCTTTAGCTACGATAGTACCGAATACTTTTCTTACTAATGGTAAAGCGATTCCAGCCCAGTTTTCACCTTCAGTACCTGAAGTGAAAGATGAGTTAGTAGCGATAGTGTTAGTTTCTGTTACTAATTGTTTTGCTTGGTTTTCTAGCATCAAAGACATATTATTCTTTTCAACTTCACCAAGACCTTCAAGTAGTCCTGTTTTAGACCACTTACCTGCTAATTTAGCAGCGTCAGACTGTAGGTTCTTCCATGAACCAGCAGCAGACTCGAGTAATGTGTTTACTTGTGACATTGTTTTTAGTTTTAAATTTTAATTATACATTTTTTTAATTCCGGCAAGTTTTTGCCATCTTTCAACTTGAGAATCAACCTCCATAATCATTTTTTTCTTAGGGGCATTACCCATTGCTCTTGATGCACTACCTAAGTTTTCTTTAACAACAGACTTTTTCGCGGTTAAACCTTCGCTTAATGTTTCAAAGACTAGTTTAACTTCTGTTACTGTGGTAGCTTTATCAAATGCAGCTAATACTTTTGATTTTTGGCTTTCGCTCAAATTTTTAGATCTAAAGATTTTGTTAACGTAAAGTAGTTTAGCATTTAACATATTAACTTCCATTAATTCTGATTTTAGCTCTTCTACTTCTTCTTTCATCTTTTTAAGATCTTCTTTCTCGTCCTTCATACCGTCCTTGTAGCCTTCTTCTTCAGCGTCTGTACGAGCATCTTCTTCAAGATCTTCTTTCTCGTCCTTCATACCGTCCTTGTAGCCTTCTTCTTCAGCGTCTGTACGAGCATTCTCAGCCATAGTACCATCTTTACGGATATAATTACCATCGTAATCAACTCCAATAACTGGATTAGGGTCTGATTCTTTTGAAGGAGCTTCTTCTTTTTTCTTTTTCAAGAAATCTAAAAGACCTTCATCAATAGTTACTTCTTCTTCATCTTCTACTTCAATATCAACATCCATATCAGATTCTTCATCTTCTTCGTCTGCTTCAATTTCACCTTCTAACTCACCAGCTTTAACCATGTCTGCAATTACGTCTTCAATGAATGATTTAAGGTCGTCTTCTGACATATCTTCAAGATCAATTTCTTCATCTTCGTCTTTGTCTTCTTCGTCCTCTTTCTCGTCTTTCATACCGTCGAGGTAACCCTCTTCTTCTGCGTCTGTACGAGCATCTTCATTTAGTTCGTTGTCGAGTTCAGCTAATAATTCATCTAAATCCATTTCGTCCATTTCTTCAGCTTCGTCTACTTCTTTAGTACCAAGTTTTTTCTTGCCCATTTGGCCTTCGTACCCTTCAGCATCATCTGCTTCATCCATTTTCTTAACTTCTTTAGCTTCTTCTTTAGCTTCATCAGTTTTCATTTCGGCTTCTTCCAAAGCATCCTCTTCATCCATTTCGGCTAACTTTGCAGATAGCTTTTCTTTTAGATAAGGTGCGAATGATTCTTCAAGTGCCATTTTTGCATTTGCAATAGCTGTTTCTTTAACTGCTTTAGCATCTGCGATTGCTTCTTTTAACAAATTTCTATTTGTTGCCATTTTTGTCCTCAATTTAATTGTTGGAAATACGTTTATTGTTGACGATTGTCGAAACGTAATAAATAATTTATCTATCGATGCCATATAAGAAATGGCATATTATACCCATACATATATAAAGGAAGAGAAAAAACGCCCCCTTTTCAGAGAGCGTTTAATACCTATAGGTTTTATAGGTCTTCCTAAGGTAGAAGCATATTTTAAATTACCGGACAAGTGCCATTAGCACATAGTATTTCCGATAATAATGTGTTTACTTTTGCGTATTTATCTATTGGAACTTCTTGTCCTTCTTTAATCATGTGCATATATGAACCTGGGTTAGAAGGTGTTGAAACAAAATCCCAACATAATAATTCAAAATCATCTTGTACTTCTAATACACCATTTCTATCTTCTAAGGAGCCCATACCTCGAGATGAAACACCTACTTGAACATTATTTTCAATTAATGCTTTTAGTATATTTCCTGCTGTAGTAGGTAATACTTCTATTTTACCCATTACTTGGTCTCCATCCCACCACATTTCTCTAATAATGTGAGATACATTTTTTAAGTTAATAATAGAAGATTCTGGGTGGTCTAATTCACCTGTTGCTCTATTTTCTTTAACTAAAACATTATATTTATCTATTTCACGTTCCCATAGATCTTTTGAGTAATAACGACCATTGCCGTTTTTTACTTCAGCAGTCGCTAATATACCTTCAACCAATGGGTTACCTGAGGGTGCAATTGATTCTGTTAAACTAACGGGTTTAGCATTAAAAGCTTGTGTTTCTATAAGGACTTGTTTCATATTAATATCCTGATTCTTTGTATTTATCTACATCCCCGTATCCTGATTCTTTGTATTTACCTTTAGGTTCAACTACTTTACCAGCTCCAGGTACATCATCTTGATAACCATCAATTTTAAGACCAAAAGCAGAATTAGTAGTATAGAATGTCATATCTTTAGCTAGATTTTTAGCTACAATATCTTTTAATTCTTTAACGGTTTTATCTTCATTTTTAGGGTCTTCCATCTCAACATAGTATCCTGATAAGAATGCTTGTCCATATAGATTATCTATATTTTTTTCATCTTTATAGTCATAATCTTTAATTTCCATATCAACTACTCCTTTATCAGTTTCTTTTACTTCTGCTTTTACTTCTTCAGCTAAGAAGTTTTCAAATGCTGTTTGATAAGAAGCTTTTGTTGCTGTATAAGATTGATTAGATTGTAAAGAAACAACATTACTTATATTTTCAGAAATAATACTTTTACTTTTAAGAATATGGGTTGTTTGTTCAAATGTATTGTTAACATTAAGAAAATTTGGAAATTGTCTTAGTGCTTGTCTCATAAAGAAATTTTTATCTCCTTTTCCTTCAGTAATGAGATTATATTGTTGTTGTAGTGTCATGGTTATAAATATTAGTCTTTAAACATTTCTATTAAATCATCTAAATAATCTACGGCTAAATCAGTACCATAAACTACTTTAAAATCTGGATTTTGTTTATAATAATCCATTGTTTTAATTTTAGCTTTAGCTAATAATGGAATTAATTCATTTAATTTACTTTCTACTTTATCAAATCCTAAGATACGAGAAGTAATATGTTTTTTTAATGCTGGGCTTTCAATACCTAAATTATTAATATACTCTTCAACATTAACATCTGCTTCGTTTAATGGTGTTGTTTTACTTTTAGATAAATCAACTATATCCATTGTTTTTGAATCATGAGGAGGGGGGACTAATTTGTATTTAAATTTTTTAACATACACATTGTCTTTTACTCCATCAGGACCTGCTGCCGGTCCAGGACCAAATGTTGCTCCAGGGCCTTCTTGTACTGGGGCTAATTTGTATCCATATTTTTTAACCATTATATCATTATCAGTTCCGTCTGCTTTTTTGTTTTTATTAAATGCAAATGGTGTAGCATAATTTTCACCTTCAGTACCTGAGGTAAAACTAGAGTTTGATCCAATAGTATTTATTTCCTCTAAGGTATTTTTTATCTGGTTATATTGGTCAGGATAATTTTTTCTAAGATGAGTTCTATATTGATTAAATACTTTTTTTAATTCATTAGCAACCGCTTTAATAGTATCATCATTTTGAGCATCTTTAGTACCCATTAATTGTTTTAATGCCTTAACAGCACTTGACATTTTTTTTAATGAATCACCAAATGAAGCTAATTTAATAACATCATGAGAAACAGAATTAGTTTCTGGGTTGATTTTGGTTGTTTTATAATATGTAGATAAATCTTTTTTAAAAAAATCATTCTCCATATCAATAGGCCCATACTGAGACTCAAGTCGTTTGAGTAAAGCAGGGTCTATATCTTTAGGTTTTAGAATATTTGAAGTTTCTATATTATCCATTGACATTATTTAGTTCTTCTAATAATTCACAATATTGTAAAAGATTGATTAAATTATCATCATTAACATGAGATGTTTTGCCTAGTGGTTGTAATAAATTAGCTACTTCATTAATTTTAATCTTAATTACTTGTGATTGAGTTTGAGTTGCTAAAATATTTAATTCTTCTTTTATTAAAGATATTTTATTATTATAATATTCCTTTAATTTAGGAGTATTATCTACTGAATTGATAAATTCTCTAAGTATTTCTTTCTGGTCATTAGTTAATGAACCATATTTATCGTTAAATTTTTCTAATAATACTCTGTAAGTTAAAATTCTTACATCTTTATCATATGATTGAAATTCCTGAATTAAATCGGCTTCAACTTTTTTAGATTCAATAGGTGATGTAACCATGTATTCTAATAAGGTTACTTTGTTATCAATAATTTGATTAGGGTTTGACAACACATCGCTATTATATATTTCTAAAAGAGTATATAATGAAGCATATGTTTTATAACTTGGTAATTTAGTTTTAAAAAATTCTTCTAAGTTATAATGTTTAGATATTTCTTTAATTAAGTTATATTTTTGTCTTTTTAAAACACTACGATTAAGTGATCGTGAACTTTCAATAATTGTAGTTAAAATCATATCTGCTTTAGCTTCTGATATGTTCTTGTGTTTGGAAATAGTTTCGTATAACTTATATTCTTTTCCTAATTCAGATTTTACAAAGAATTTCTTCATTATTCCGGACGCTTTTGAAATATTACCGGATAAAGTATCCGCCGTAATTTGTCTTACTAGTAGTTCAAAAAGAAGCCCAGTGTTTTTATACTTTGAATGTTTAATGTTCATTCCCTTAGGTTTTGTTATAAATATATAAAGATTCTTATTCCTTAATATTGCTTTCATCTAAAAGCGATTCACCTTCATTTATTAAGCTTAATTTTTTATTAAGAGATTCAAATAATTCCTTATTTTTTAATTTTTCTTGTAATGCTAACGGTGAACCTCCCTTATATTGTGGTTTTATAGAATCAGATTCATTATCATCATCTTTCATTCCTTTAGCACCTAAGTGATCCTTACCAAAATTATCATCTTGAGTATTTCTATCTGTTACTTTTTCTTCAGGACGACCTAATGGAGCTTTCTCATCATATCCTTTAGGAACATTTGCTGGGTCTGAATCCATTCTTCCGGTTCCATATAATGATGCTAAATCATGTGGCGTACCATATGATTTACCTGTCTCTAATGGATCATTACCTTCAGCCTCAATTTGAGTAACACGGAATTTACGTTTTTGGTCTTGTACAATTAAATCTCTATACTCATCATATTGATCAACGCTAAAGTGGAATACATTTTCATAAATCCAATCCGATGGGAATAATTTTGATTCCATCATTGAATTAGCTAAATCTACTTTTTGAGTTAATAATGCAATTTTTTCTTGATCATATATGATAGAAGGTGTTGTTAAACTTAATTCGAAGTTAGTTAATGATTCTTCAGTGTAACCTTGTGTATATAAATGCACCAATGCTATCTTGTATAGTTCTGAGAGTACAATACGTTGGATACGATCAATAGTACGAGCAAAACGTATATCCTCAGCAGCTAATGTAGCTTTACCAGTTAAATCTTTTTCATAACCCATAAACGCTTTAGGTACTTTAAGAGCAGCAAATAATTTGTCTCTTAAATACTCAACATCTTGAATACCATCATATGTCAACCCGGGTTGTGTTTCTATTTTAGTTGATGTATCATTACCTCTAATTGGAATATAAAAATCTTCCATTAGGTTTTGCATGTTATATTTTTGGTTATACTCTCCATTTTGTGGATCTATTAATGGAGTACGTTTCATTGTAGAAATTGTTTTCTGCATGAAATTTTCTACTTCATTTGGTGGGATAGAACCAACATTAATATAGAATGTACGACGATCTGGACTACGAGATATTCTATGGATTAACATAGCATCTTCCATCAATGCGTATTGCTTATAAATCCTACGAGCTGGTTCAATATATGAGCGACCATAAGGTAAGAAATTAACATCCGTTAATAAACGGAAGTGAGCCATTTCGTAATTATCGAAATAAATAGCATCATCGTTTTCTTGATATGTATTTGGAACACCATAATATCCTGAACCACCTGAATATACTCCTTCTGGGGAGTATTTAAATCTAATAGTACTTGGATTTTCTTGATCGTATGCTTCTTGTCTTTCAATATGGTATGCTGTATAAGGTATTACATTATAAACACCAAATTTTTCAGCAATTTCTAATTTAAGGAAAAAATCACCATATTTGTTCATTTGGCGAATCCATGACCATAAATTAAATTCAATATTTAATACGTCATAAAATAGGTTATATAATATTTTTTGAATATTATCATCACTACTTCTAATTTGAAGCACCTCACCCATATCATTTTTTAATGTACATTCATCAGCAATAATATCAAGTGCTGAAGCAACAATAGCGTCATTATCCATTACATCATAATCTGAGTATATGAATGTACGCATGTATTGGTAATTCATATTTAGCTGTTGACCAAACAATGAAGTTGATGAAGGTGAATAGATACGGTTGTATTTATCCATTAAGGAGTTTGTTGCAATATCTCCAGATTTTTGGATCGAATCAACGTCCATTACCTTAAGTTGGTTACCTCCTTGATTTCTGATGATTACATCAGAGGAGAATAAGCGTTGTAATCGTGTAAATAATTTAGTATCTGCCATTTTATATATTATTATATCCTATAAATATTTAGAGGAGCCATTTAATGTTCTCTTTTCCACCATATGGATTATCAATTTCATATGGGTTTGTTCCACTTTTTGTTCCGTATGCCCCAACATACGTATTTTTATTCATACTTCCTAGGGTAGCTCTAGTCATATCATGAGAATGTTGTTGGAATTTGAGTGATGTATCTCTTAAATACATTCCTATACCAAAAGCCATTACTAAATCATCATTGTATCCGGATTGTGCTTCTGGTCGACCATTTCTCCAAATGAATACTTTCATTTCTTCTAATAGACGTTTTGAACGAATTGTTACTGATCTATCACCAACATATTCTCTAAATTTATTTACTACCAATGGTCTTGATCTCATTGACATTGTAAATCCAGGAGTCATATCGCTATTACCTTCAAATACTTTTAAATAAGAATCTGCTGTTAATTGGTCAGATTTTGGTGAATGATATAGATTTGAATAACCTCGTTCAATAATTGAATCTAAAGCTGCCCAACCAATAGAAGCATTTTCTACAGCTAATAAAGCATTATTATATTCTGCTCCTAACCCAACTAAAAAATAACCAAATTCTTTAGGTGACATTTGACCTCTATATTCAGCAACTTGTGTATTTGTTTGAATATCAATTACATGGGCCGTTGAAAAATCCTTTCCATCACCTCGAGCGACGTCAGCCGTAATCATATATTCTCTAGAGTAATCAGCTGCTTCCCATACCCATAAGTTTTGGTCTACACCTCTACGTTCTAAAGGATCTTGTATTGTTGATTCTTTTAGAAATTCAATCCATTCTGAATAAAATACCACATCACCAGATGTACTAAAATCACAATCACATTCTTGTGCTGCCATTCTAGGATCACCTAATAATTCATCTTGTCTATCTCTCCATGTTTGATCACGTTCAGGATGGACATACCAAGGTAATTTAATGGGGATAAAATCATTTTCATTATTTTCAGCTGATACCCATGTTTTGTGAAACCAATTACCAGTACCATAAGGGGTTGATAATACAATAGCGCCACCACCAGTTGCTAATGTTTGTTGAGCTGAAGCCCAAATTTCACCAATTTGTTCAATAAAAGCAGCCTCATCAATTAACAACAATGAAACGGCTTCTGATCTACCAGCATCACTACTTGCGGATGTTGCTTTAATTTGGGAGCCATTATTTAACCGAAGTGATAATTTGTTATTTTCATCAGCAGGTATTTTAAGCCAAGAAGGTAAATTATCATACATGAATTTTACCTTTGTAACCATGTTACGAGCTGTTTCTTGCTTAGTTGCAATACAAAGAATATTTTTATCCTTTTGAAATAACATCATCCATAATGAATAACCTGCGGATAAAGTTGATATACCTAACTGACGGGATTTTAATATAATCGAGTAAGGATTTTCTTGCATTAAATGCAATGTTTTTTCCTGAAATGGGAATAAATTAAATAATACTCTACCGCGTTGTGGGTGTTGAATATTACAGTATTTTTTCATAAAATGTACTGGGTCTTGAGCACATTTAAGATATTCTTGTCTTATTATCGATTTTAAATCTGGCATTATTTTCCTATTTTCCAATACATGCGAAATGTATATATTGGGGTAAAACTATTATTTATTCCTACACCTACACCATATGATTGTCTTTTTTTATTTACAAATAATAACTCACCATTTAAGTTTTGAATAGCTGTTGGAGTACTACCTACCGAAATACCTCCGAAAAATTCCCTTTTGTAGAGGTAAACAGTATTAGTAACTGTAGTTGTTGGGATGAATATGTTGGATTGAACATCTCTAAATAATATTGAGTTTTTACTTATAGTATCGCTTATAACAATACTTCCTAATGAATCTAAACTTAATGTATCTGTATAGACATAAGTAGAATAATAATCTTTTAGAATTTCTGCAGTATCAATGTCAGCTAGAATAGTATCGTGTACTGTGGTAACTTTAGTTCTCCACTTGGGAACATACACTAAACTATCAATTTTTAACGTATCCCATTTAGTTATGGTTTTAGTAATAATAATAGGGTCGGGTATTGTTTGGTTATTTTTATCCCCACTACAGGCCCTCGTAAAAAGGATGATTATAACTAATACTACAATAAGTACATTTTGGATATTTTTAAAGAAGTCCTTCAAGTTCTTTTTTAATTTTAGTTAAAGCTTTTAATCGTTTTAAAAACTCTTCTTTTTCAGCACCTTCGGATTTTTTCCATTTATTAACTACTGTCTTCATTTCTTTATCATTAGCAGATAATTTGGTAGCTATTTTAGCAACGGAATCCTTGTTATTGATATCTTTAGCAGTAGGTTCCATATCATCATCGTCTATATCTTCAGCTAGGCCTGCTTCTTTAGATAATGCAATAGTTTTTTCTAATTCAGCATTATACTCTTTTTGAGCATCTGCATCAGCATCAGAAACCTCAGACAATATTTCAACTATTTCATTCTTAATGTATTCTTTAAA